GGCCGACTGTGATGTCGGTTGCTTCGAGGGTCTGCACCACAGCAACATCGTCTAGACGCTGGTGGTGCGTCACGCTGAATGTGGCCATGGTGCAGTCTCTCTCTTAGTTTCGGTTGATCAGGTGAACGAAGCGCGGACGAACTTGGTTTCGTCAATCATCAAAGCGGCAAAGTAGCCACGGAATGCGATTGTGCGTGACAAGGTTGACGGGTTGTCCAACGAGATCGCGCCCTTCTGCTGTTCAAACAGTTCGTACCCAGATGCGTCGCCAGCGATAAGGGTCGCGGCGGCGAAGTTGCGATCAACTACAACGGACAGCCCGAAAGCGTTTCCGTTGTTCTGTCCGGGTGCAAGGTTGCCGTATGCGTTCATTGGGCCGACTTGCGGAAACAACGGACGGTCTGCGGTATCGGTAAGACCAAGGAGATTTCCCCAAATGTCAGGCGATACAAAGATGTGCGTTGGCAAGTTGCCGTTTGACGATGTCAAAATTGTTGCAGCAGATCCTGCTACCCATTCTGACCATGATTTTGGATCAACAAGATCAGCAGCTACAAAGTTGCGCGTAACGCTTGCGCCTGCTCGAAGTGTGTCGGCTGCGTAGTTGTCGGTTGCGTTTGCGTAGATTCGGCCCATGTCGTCAAGCAAAATTGACAAGATCGCGGGATCGGTCCAATCCAGATCGGCTTCAGAGATGTTCACATAGCCACCGAAAATTTGCTTGGTGACCTGATTTGAACTCACCACAAAAGTACCTGACTGGTTGCTCATTTCGGCAAGGCTTGCACCAATGCTGGTGTGAGTCGTGACCTCGGGACGGATAAAGATCTTGCCTCCACCTGGCATGGACTTGGCACCAACTGCATCAACAACTGGGCGACGGCCGATGAAGTTGTTGTAAACAGGTCCAAGGATTGGGGTTGGGAGAACACCAGGTGTGTCGCTGGTGACCACGTCGGGAGCTGCGGCGCGAAGTGCTTCGTGCATACGTTCCCAAGCAGTTCCGCCAGCAATGGCAGCACTCAAGTATTCGACAGCGGTCGGCAATTTTGCGTCACGCTTAACGGCGGTTGCATAGATGGGTTGAGTCGCAACTGCGGCTTCAACGGTTGTGGGTTCTGACATTTCATCCTCCTCGGATGGTGTTGGGGTTGTTTCTGTTGGGGTTTCGGTTTCGTCGGGTTCGCTTTCATCGGGTGATGAGGCGGCGACTGAGTAGACCTGTGCTGATTCGTAGGCTGGCACAGTGACAAGCGACAGTTCTACGAATCGGGCTTGAGAGACCTCTAGGGTTCCGTCTGACAGGCGCTTGAACTTGGTGGGGATTGCGCCCACCGAAACGCTGTCTAAAGCGCCGTCGGCGAGCAGTGCGAGAGCATCATCAGCGGCGCGAGTTGCGCTTAGTTTTGCAACAAACATCATGCCCTCAGAAGTTGATACGCGCTCGGTGACTCGACCAATGACGCGCGTGTCGTCGTGGTATTCCAAGAGCTTCGGCATTGGGCCGTCCTCGGGAAGTGAGCCCTCAAGAAAGACCACACTTTCACCACCACTTAATTGCGCTTTGACATTCCACGGGACTGCAAGGCCAGTAATTTGACGCGACGGTTCACCGTCAGCGGACGCGTCCAGCGTGATCTGTTGAGCGGTCAATCTAATCATGAATATTCTTCCTCGCGGTTTCCTGAATCAAAAGCGGGTTCGCGCTCAACATTCCCTAAATCGTTTTCGTAAACGTAGTCCGAGACATCAAATTTGACGTAGCGTCCACGCGGCAAAAGTTGGTTCATTGACAATGTTTGCTCAATGGCATCCAAATATTGTTTGGTGCCAAACAAGTAAAGATCTTGGCGTGCCTGTTGCGCGTTCTGGTATGTGTAGCCCTGTACGCCGATGCCCAAAAGGTAAGCAGGGATGCCAGTGGCTCGAGACAGTTCTAATGCTTGGAACTGGCGGCCTTCAATTAATTGCAAGGAATTTGGGTCGCTACTAAATTCCTTAAATGTGACCACGCTGTTAAGGGCGCCAATGGCCCCAACCTGACGGGCGTTACGCCAAGCAGCTGCGAGTTCGGAAAGATCCTCGGCAGACATTGGTTCGGATGCGTCGGTTTGTTGCAACCAGCCAGCGGCAATTTCGTTGACAGCAAAACGATCAGCGGATTGCTGAAGTTTAATCGCCGTCATGATTGCCCGGTTGCCTGTGTACAGCAAACCTTGAGTTGGTGCCAAGAACTGCACGACGTCATCGGTTGCTAATGGGTAACCGTTAAATTCAACTTGGTCGGACGGGCCGAACCATTGCGGACCTGCTTGATCCATAGTCGTCACCATTGCGGCCGGTAACCATTGGAACGAAAGCGGGCGTCCTGTAGCAGTGGATCGGCTGGTGATGTACCAGAATCCGCGACCGTGAAGCATGAGATCTGTGACGAGCTGGGAGAAAATGAAGTTGCGCGTGACCTTAGGATCGGGCTGATCCATCCACGACTCATTCTCCAAATACAACTCTTCGTACTCGGATCCAGTCCACTGGGTCGTGTAATGCTTCAGTTCTAAGCAGCCGACCATGGACGCAATCATTTGAATCGAGCGAGCGACAGTGGGAACAGAGAGGGCCAGTTCTTGCGACGCCCCGACGGAGTACGTATAGAACTGACCCACCTGTGCGGCAGAACCTGCTGCAGCCTGTATCGGCGCGGACGCAAACGCTGGGGTTGCGCTTACTTTCTTGCTACCGAAAAGAGCCATCACTAGCGATTCTCTCACACTTTTTGTTCTGTGTTAAGTACCCTCAGCCAAAAGCGAAAGCGGCACGCGACGACCTGACTGGTTTGGACGCGAGCATAATTCCCCAAACGGCACAGCGCGCCAACTCGATCGGACCGGGTGACTTCTGCGAACTCAGCACAATAGACCCACCCGTTCTAACCGCGACGCTTCTAGCGAGATGTTCGGCAAGTGCGATATCGCCAGTGTGGTTGACGCGATCCTCAACAATCATGGCCCGACAAGCTGCAGTCCATTTCATAAGTTCTGCGTAACCAACAATTTGCATTCGACGTCGCAGGTCTGGGGGGCAGTGAATTTCTAGCGATGGGGTGACCGCAAGTTTGACGGTTTGGTCGTGCATGATGCGCACTACTTCCTCCCACATTTGCGCGGCCGACTCCACTACGAAGGCGACCGACACGATCACGCGTCCGTCATCAAAAGCGGTTGAAACCCCGACGTAGCGCGAGTCGTCAACCGATGAGTCAATGGTGAGCCACTGGGTCGGTGGTGCTGGTCGGTCGGATTTGCGATCGTTCCATAGGTTGATCGGCAAATAAGAATTTGTTGAATCAACCCACAAATTCAGGTGGCCTCGAATGAACGCTTGACGGTTCGGTGAGTCGTAAGCCAACTCCAAAGCCTTGGCCGTGATCGTCGTCCCCAACGCTGGGTTAGCCCATCCCCAGTGGGACCGATCCTCAAGACTTACACCAGGCGGAAGTGACCACTCGGCAAAATAAAGCGCCGTTGGTTGACCAGAGTCAATCGCCGCAATGCCCTGCTCTCTTAGTTGTAAAAGGACGGTACTGCCCTGATCGCCCGCTGTGCTAAAGAGCATCATCATGGGATTCTTGACCGCGATCTGCGAAGGCCGTAAAGCCGTAAACACGACCTCAGGGCTAATGTCCCAAACTTCGTCCACCAGCAGAACAGAGGCGGTCATACCGTGAGCGTGAGCCGATGCCGCAACAACCGAAATTGACGAGCCGTCAGGAAAGTTGATCCGCTCGTCACCGTTCTGCCAACGAACTTTGCAGTCAAAGTTTTCTAGGTCGCGGACAACATCACGAAACAAGGCCATGCTTCGGCGCTTTTGGTTAGCCACAATGACGATCGTCTGAGGTTCACGACGTGCAGCTGCGTATTCGGTTGCCATGAAACCAGCGACCGCTCGCATGACCAAACTTTTTCCATTTTGTCGAGCCGTACTGATACAAGCCTCACGAAACACAAAGTCACCGTCAGCATCCACAGTCAACGCATCGTTCACGATCCGCTGTTGCCAGTCCATCAAATCAATATTGAGGACGCGCTTAGCCCACAAGGTCAGGGAAGGACCAAAACTCTCACCGGGTGGAACAGGCGTGACCAACCGTGGCTCGATACGGCCAGATATTGCTGAACCACCGCTGGTTCGGGCTGGTTCCTGCTGGTTCCTGCTAGTTGAGGGGATTTTAAGGT